GGAAATTCGGAGAAGCTGCGCGTACGGCCGATAAGGTCGTCGCGCAGCTTAAGCGTGACTCCGGTCGCCTTATTAGGCGACGCTACACCTTTCCTACAGAACGGTACGTAACGGGACCAACGGTCCAGTCAACGTCTTGGTACGGTTCGCCAGGCTTGCGTCTGGCTACCCCCAATGCGTTCGCTACGTATCCGGGTAAGCTTACCTATACTCGTGAGGAAACTTACGAGTATTGGTTCTCAGGTGCATTCACTTATCTTTACACCGACGGTGATCGTGCCGTTGATAAGATGAGTGCTGCAGCACAGCGCTTAAACAGGCTGTACGGGATTCGACCTAGTGTCGATACCCTCTGGGAGCTTACCCCCTGGAGTTGGGCTGCCGATTGGTTTGCGAATGCCGGTGATGTCGCACATAACATTGCCGCGTTTAGCAACGACAGCCTTGTCATGAGATGGGGTTACGTAATGTGTACTTACACAATACGTGACACCTATCTGATGGAGGGTGTCACCCTTAAGGGTGGACCCCCCGGACCTCACTCTCAGACCTTCGTGACGAAAGTCAAGAAGAGAGTGAAGGCGACCCCTTACGGTTTCGGCCTGGACCCTGACGTGGCATTTTCTGCGCGTCAGTGGGCCATCCTTACCGCCCTTGGTTTATCCAAGGGTGGGAGGTTGCTGTGAACCCCTGGCAGCGTTTCGACGGCTACCTGAACGATGGTCCCTCTATTGTAGAGGAGCCCGTCGTAGAGAGTGCACCTTATGGGTGCTATCTCTGGTTCATAGCAGCGGGAGTGGTGGGGGCAGTGACTATGTTGCTGCCACTATTCATGCCCGAGTCCATCCCAACGGTGATCGAACCACAACCAGTGGTCGACACCGCTTCCCTGCTGGAGTCATGCCTTGTTCACCGATCCCCAGTCCCTGACTGTCAACGCTGTCGCTAACTCTCTCCCGAGGGTTACGACGAATCAGAATGGCGCCGTCTATAGTAAGGACGACGGCAATCTGAAGCTGACCGTTTCATCCGCTTATGGAAAGCGGACTCGACGGACAGCACGCGTTGACTTCCGGAAGACTGCCGCTGATCCTCTGTTCCCGGCTCAGAACGTTCCGTACACGATGAGTGCTTACATCGTCGCGGACGTTCCGAACACCGGGTTCACGATCACCGAGCAGAAGCAGATCATCGACAGCTTGACGCTGTGGCTGACCTCTACTTCCGGTGCGAACACCACCAAGCTTCTTGGTGGTGAGTCGTAAGCGATTGCCGCGAGGCATACGCCGGTGACTGGCCCTAGACAGATCGTCTAGGGGCTCCTTATCGGACGGTTCACGCAAGGCTCGGGACGACTCTGCCTCTCTTCAGAAAGGCGGGCCGTGAAAAGCCTCACGTGTCTCTTGCAGGAGGTCCTTCTTGATCGAGGGACCTGGTGTGGCGTGAGCACCGAGCGTGACCTGAAAGAGGTCATGCTTCGTGTCGAACACGAGGGTGAATCGTTTCTCACGATCACCTTGCCCACGTTTGGAAAAGACCTCGAAAAAGGCCTTGACCAAAGACGGGTAGATCGTCAACTGTTCTCTGGCTTCGCAAGAAGCAAGAGATCAGGAGAGCTCCCCCTATTTCTAGGAGGTTTTCTCGATCTCGTGTTCGACCGTGCTTCTGGTCGTCTTCTGGATGAACCATCGATCGATGCGATCCAAGCGATACGTCAGATTACTCTGATGTTCGCGAAGGTAAACCTGGAGTGCTCCGAAAGGAGAACCAGGGCAGCGATCGAGCAGTTCATCCAGTGTGAGAAGGACGTCCGAGAGTCTGACCAAATACGCAGCCAAGCTGATGTAAATCAGTTTGTTCGCGTTGGTCAGCTCCTTTGGGCTTCTGTTCTGCAACGGGTAGACGAACAAGTCTACTCGGGACAGATTGTCCCAAAGCATGGGCCTGGGGTCACTGCTGATCGTCTTCTGGGAAACCAGAAGTACGATCAGACAGAATGGACCTCAAGGTTGGAGACCTGGTTTCCGTTTCTTGACGGATTTGTTGCACCGTCGTTTCGGGCATACCAGGATTTCCACCATGTGGACATCCTCGAACCTGGAGCGGAAAGGCCCGTAAGGGTCATCACCGTTCCTAAGACGCTCAAGACGCCTCGAGTCATAGCTGTCGAGCCTACCGCGATGCAATATGCGCAGCAGGCCGTAGCTGAGTCTCTTGTATCCAATCTGGAGGGGAAAGACAACCCCTACAGGTGGATCATCGGATTCTCGGACCAAGACCCTAACAGGTCTATGGCACGGAAAGGGTCCCTTACAGGGAACCT